CGCATCCTCGTATATTCCGCAATGTCCGCACGCAGGGCAGAGTCCGTCGCGCACACCGGATAGACCTCTCCGCACGCGGGGCAGCGAAAGAAAGTGAACTCGATGTCGCCTTCCATATAGGTCTCCGGCATTACGGTTTCCGACACAGCGGAGCATTTATCACATTTGATCTGCATGACAACCTCCTGCAAAATGGACATGAAAATACCCTGCCAGCTTTCACCGACAGGGCTATCTTCTGTCCTTTTCGCTTGATTTATCTCTTTTTCGCTTGATTTTGAAGAAAAGTAAGCGAAAATGGTTATCTGAATTTTCTGCGGAATCCGCGTTTTCCCGTTATTTCTTGCTCCCAGACCGATCAGAACGATTCCAGATACCTGACTATCTTTTCAAATGCCTCGGAGGCGCCAAGATCAAGCCAGTTCGCTTTTCCGGCGCGGCTAATGTTCTGCCTGTAGAGTCTGTCATTGAAGGTTCTTTTCACTCTCCGCAGCACAGCCGTCATTTCATTCTCCCTCATTCCGGGATCTTCGAAAATGTAAGTGTTAAGGCATTTTGTCAGGCGTTCCTTGTCCACATGGTCAGAAAGGTAGCAGATGTCGTAGATGTCCTTATACCTTGTCGAGAGAGGTCCCCATTTCAGCAGGGAGCGAAGCTTCTCGGCAAAAATCTGCTCCTTTGAATTGATCAGCAGGCTCGCGCCCACGTCATCCAGACACACGTCAAAGCAGTATTCATCCTGCTCGATGTCGATTTGCTTGTGGACGCCAAGATCAATCTTGCTCATGAAGGAATGTCCCGTATCGTCGGACAGGGTTACATACACCCGTTTTCCACGGTATTCCTGCTGGGACAATTCTTCAATCGGGGCTGTGATCTTAATTGTGATTCCATCGAGGCAGTTCAGTTTCTCAATGAATGCCCGGATAGACGGCTCCGACAGGGAATACCTAATAAAATCCAGATCCATATCCTGCGTTGCCCTGCGGATATTACCGGTTATGCTTCTCATAACCACGCCGCCCTTGATCGTCACATTTCTGCTCAGACTGCTCTTCGCTATCGCTGTGAGAACAATGTCCTGGCACACCCTTGCCTCCGAGTTGATTTCAGAATATCCCTCGTTTCTGAATGCGGCGGCCATTTCATCAAGATTCGCCATCACAACACCTCCATCTGCAACGTCTCCATAATTTTTCCGCTCTTCGGCGCGTCCATCGCGTAATCCTGTATGGCCTGCATGTCAAGCTGCGGCATGATCCTTCTGTAATTCAGCAGAATCTCCTTATAATAATCAAACGGCAGCTTGCTTTTGTACCGAAGCAGCTCAATCAGCATACGCTCCTTGCTGTAAACAGGTATCCTGTACCCTCTGTACTCGGTCATCTCAACGCCCTGCCTCAAAAAGCTGCCTGGAATAAAATACTGATGGACCCGCCGATCCCTTATCTTTGCCGCATCGCGGTCCGTGGCCAGATCATAGTCATCCGGGATAACGTCCGTCATGCCGTGCATGTAGAATGCGTTATGCATCGTCACGACAGCATTGGGGTATTGATAGCACAGCACCGCAATTTCCGGCACATGGGCTTTTTTGGAGTAAACCGCTTTTCCAACCCTGAAAAGCTCACCGGAATCAATCTTTTGCTGGATCATATAGTCAGATCCATACTCTGCCAGACACTCTGCCCGACTTCTCATCCCCTCACCCTCCTTTCAGATAATCATCCGCATTTTTTCTTGTTTTGCGGATGTTTTTCTAAATTATACAGGATGAAGGGAAGAAAGTCAAGCACTTGTTTTGAATTTTCATCCGCATTTTTTTAGTTTTGCGGATCGTTTTCAAATTCTGCCTTCGTGAAATTTTTGCGGATTCCGCAGTTTTTCCAGTTATATCCGGTCCATGTCCGCCTGGCTTGCCTCCTCGCGCCACTCCATGGAGTCGCGGCTGCTCTCCGTGATCATGTCATAAACGGTTCCCATGGTCACAAGATCCAGATCCGAGATTGATAACCCAAGCTGGACACTCCTGAGCATAAACAGAGCAGTCGTGAGCGGCCGCTCCGTCTTCCTCAGTTTTTTCTTCCGGGAACCGTGGTCTGGAGGTTCAGACCCCACAGCGCCTGCATTTCAGGAAGCATCGTATAGATGCTGAACATGCTGAACTGATCCAGCCACTCATCAGGACTCTCATACTTCTCATCCGGGTGGGCGTCCAGATACATGACATAGGCGGCATCGGCAAACACACGGAGGGTATCCGCACTGATCATGGATGCGTTCTCGTCCTGCCCTTCGAAGTCCTGCGTCACCTTCTGCATGTCAATCAGAAGATCCCTGCCGAACATCGCCTTATAGCGGTAGGGGGTCATCGCGGAAGCCCTGAACTCCACAGGCTTGCCGTCAATTTCAATCGTCTTGCAAATTGCCATGGTCTTTATCTCCTCTCAAAAATCATGTATGCAAGGCGGGGAGTATTTCATCCCCGCCGTCAGTCTTTAGCCCTGGGGCTCGGTTTCGCCGCCCTGCTCTTCCTCTTCGGAGGCCTCAGCCGGGGGCATATACACCGCGTCGTACCAGGCATCGTACACTGCCTTGCTGGTGTTGACGCTGGACTTGGCCTTCACATAGCCGCTTGCCAGCGCGGAGGCGATGATGGACAGTTCCTCGGTCTTGACTTCCTTCTCGTCTTCCTTGGTGTCGCCTTCCTGGGAGGGACGGGACGCGCTGCAGCAGTAGAACACATGGCGGATGGCATGCTGGTCGCCCGTGAACTCGAACAGCAGGGCAAAACGCTCATAGGTGGTGTTGGCATTCTCCAGAAGCACACCGTTGGCATCCTCTTCCTCATGCAGGATATCCTTGAGGAATTCCTCCGGGATCAGGGCCAGTTCCAGGTCGCCTTCATAGCCCGCGTTGTTGTTGAGGACGTAATACACGATATCATCCGCATAGAAGTTCTCGCTTTCGCCCTCAGGGTCAAGGGAGAGGCTCACCGCGCCGGGCAGGCGCTTGGGGGTATCGTAGGTGACGTTTCCGTCCTCGTCGAAGGTCGCCTTGGCGTAGTAGCAGTTCTTCAGGCCGAAACGCACCTTGTTTTTCTTCTTGCTCATAAGGTCAATCCTCACTTTCCGGCTCCTCGGAGCCATTTTCGTCTTCGTCCTCACATTCAAGGTCAAGCGTTACCTCATAGAGGACTTCATACATCTTTTCTTCCTCGATCCAGACTTCGGATTTCTGGAAGAACATCTCATGCTCCGTGAGGAGCTTCTCCACCCGCTGCTCCAGGGGCGGATTTTTCTCGTCCGTGTACAGCTCGATATCCAGCTCATGCAGCTGGTAGTACACGGTATTGTCCGCCCCGAACGGGATGTTTTTCGGGTACAGGAAACAGATGAAAGGCGGCTCCGGGGAGTCACCTTCCGCAAAATGGTCATAGGCGATGGGGAGTGAAAGTTCTTCCAGCGCCTCTACTACCTCATTGTGTGTCATGATCTTTCACCCCTTCACTGCTTTCTCGATCAGGCTTTCCAGCAGTTCGATGCCCGTTTCCTCCGCGGGTGCGATGTGCGGGATCGCCCTGACCCGTCCGCCGCCGCGCTTGGCGTGCCCCTTTTCCAGGAGATGCGCCAGCATGTAGCGGTCCGGGCTGTACACGGTCTGCTGCAGCATGTTGCTGCTCTCAGCCGTTGTCTTTGTCTTCCAGCTCTTGGCGTAGCGTCCGGTACGGACGGGCGCGGAGGAGTTGATCTCTTCCTTCACCGTCTTCGCGGCCTTGCGCACCGCAGACTTCACGTTCTGCGAGGTGAGGTTCGCGTATTCCTCCAGGCCCTCGTTGATCACGTCGGCCAGCTCGTCGATGGAAATGCTCCTGCCCATCACGCGCCTCCCTTCTTCTGAAGCTTGCACACGATGCGGATGGTCTTTTTCTGGTAGTTCATGAAATCCACGGTCTGGATATCATAGGCATCCCCATGGAAAGCGACCCGGTAGTGTGTGCTGTCCAGGTCTTTCAGTTCCGTACAGTACCGTACTTCAAAGTTGATG